ATAATCTGTAAGGCTGTACTTTCCACGCATCATCTCTACAAATCCGAGACTATCGCGTCTCTGAATCAGCAGATATTCAATCGGGCCCGCGCCCTCGAATCCTGTAATGGCGGAATCTTGCTCGGCAAGAACTTTTGAAGGGTTCCATCCTCCTCGTACGCGAATTGCAATAATGCCGTGGCTTGTAATAGGAGCCATACATTGTCTAAATCCATGACCTCCGCCACAATTTGAACAGCCTGCTCTCGCCTGTCGCATACCAACTTATTGTATGATAGGCCTTGAATCCTTAGACCTGGGGAAATATAATACAAATAAATATCTGACGCAAGCAAAGAGATGAAAATACCTCCCGAAGTCTGGGGGCCCTTTTTCTGGCATACCATTCACATAAGTGCCCTCGGCTATTCAAACAAACCGACCTACGCACAGAAAAAGGCCGCAAAGGAGTTTTATGAAAGTCTTGGGGTTATGATTCCGTGCCCAATCTGCCGCGAACACTTTGTAAAGCATCTTGAACTCTATCCGCTAACACCCCATCTCGATTCACGCGAGGACTTATTCAAGTGGACGGTGACTCTTCACAATGCAGTGAACAAATCTCTTAAAAAGCCTGAGTTCTCAGAATATGATGCAATTCAGTTCTATCGCCGCCTTGGTGCCCGTGGAAAGAATCCAACGATAACCCACATTGATTTTGAAGAGATTGACTATCGCTCTTTTGCACAAGGGCTTGGTGTAGGGGTCGCATCAGTGGCCGCCTTTGCAGGTGTAGTTTATCTGTACACTAAGTAAATGAGTGACTCATTTCCAGAAGAGATCTATGAGGGACTCAAAATCCCTTCCGGAAAAACGCATCCTGTTAAAAAAAGCGTGAAGGAACTTCATGTTAAAGATGTCATGACAAACGACCAAATAAAAGCGCGCGAAGGCACCTATTTTACCGAAAAGGAGGTGAAGACAATTCTTTCAGAGGATATTGATGTGTACCGTACCGACCCTGAAACAGGCGAAAAGCGTCTACTGGCAAAATTTCGCAAAAATGTCTTTACACCGGATGAAATTCGTATCGGCTGGGAGGGATTCTACCAAACGGCCGCCGCCAGTCGCAATCGTGGCGCTGCAGCTGGTCCTATTGATACAAAATCCGCCTATTGGAAGAAGCGCAATCCTACTGAAATCACAAAGTGGTCGGCGAAGTACATACAGGATGGAAAGGTCAGTAAGATGCGTGTAAACAACAATGTGATGAGCAGTGTTCTCGGTTACTTTGAAAAAACGCCCTTTATGGGACTTCCGTGCCGTCTCACGAGTTACACCCAGCGATTCTTCAAACAGTACAGACACGGTATTCCGTTCATTGAAGCCGTTGATGATAAATTTAAGCAGTTGGTGCCCGATGCGCACAAGAAACAGCATGCCGCTGCCTCAAAGAAGGCCATGTATCGCATTGAGAATACGGCCTTCAGTTCAGTTACTCTGAATCGTAATTTCCGCACAGCCCTTCATTGTGACGCTGGGGATTACATGGAGGGGTTTGGCAATCTCTCTGTAATTGAGCGTGGCGACTATTCTGGTGGATATACACTCTTTCCGCAATACGGTATCGGGTTCAACATCCGCACAGGTGATTTCTTAGCCATGGATGTACACCAGTGGCACTGTAATACGGAACTCTCAGAGACACCTGCGCAGGCCAAGAAGAATAAGGCACTTCCTGATATCTACAAGGATGATCCGACCACGGGAACATTTGGAACAAATAAGAACTTCACACGAATCTCATTTGTCTGCTATCTTCGTGATAAACTCCGTCAATGCGATGAGGGACAGACCCGCAAATACTACAATCGCATCAAGTTTGACCCTAAGAAAGGTCCGAAGTCGAAGTTTTCTGGGAAAACAAGAAAACATCATAAAGAAGAAGGGGAATGAGTACTGAAGACTATGCTCAAAAGATTCGCAATGCCCTTGCGATGACAAGTCGTTATATCGCGCCTCCGTCTGTCTCCTTTACGGCAAACACGGGCGAAGGGTTCATTGCATCTGTAACACCGTATCTTATCTGGGGGCTTATGGTTCTCTTTATCGTGGCACTTGTTGTTGTTATTGTTAACTACACAATCTATCCCATTTTTGACTTTGGCTCGACACCAAATGCTCTCATTCATATACCGCAATCCGATTGGACCTATTCCTGGGCAGATTCAGATCCTGCAGTAATGTTTGTAGATAGTGCCGCAGCAAAGACACTTCCGACAAAGAATTTCAGTCTCTATTTTGACACCAAAGTCATTGCAACCATTCCTACCGCCGATACAAACATGAAGTATGTACTTGTCTACAAGACAACTGCAGGCTCTGGAACTGCTGCCTCGGCGGCTGCAGCAGCGGCAAGCTCAGCAACTGCAGCAACCACTACACTTGCGACAGGAGCTCTTCCTCAAGGTTCAACCTGCTCAGCAGCTGATGTCCAAGCCATTGCAGGTGCTATTACAGCATCCAATACCTCTATGCCAACAGGTACTGCAGCAACTATGGTCCAACCCCTACGCACATTTAACCATCTCAATGATGCGACACTCGGTGTTCCATCTGACCCGTCTCTAATTGCCTTCTATGATGCAGGTGCTTCAAAAATCATTGTCTATTTGGCTGTGGCTGCAGCAACCACTGGTTCAACACCTAATTGGCTTCATGTGTCCACGGATATTACACCGAATGTACCCTATCGCGTAGGTATTGTTGTGAGTGATTCAATCATGGAACTCTACTTGAATGGTAAGTGGGCCGCGAGTACAACCTTTGGAGGAAAGATACCGATGGGCGGGGACAAAGATACCCTTTTCAGTGTTCCCTCTCGCTATTCTGCCAATGTAGTCGTACGAAATCTAGGAACAACAGATCGTGTAGTCTCTTCCGGTGAAATGCGTGGCATAGGAACTCCTGCTCTTCAATAGAGAGATGATCATCTGGTTCATCGCGGCATTTATCATCATAATTACAATTTATGCATTTAGCGTATTTTTAACACCCAAAATAACGACGAGTTCTGATCCAGGTCCATGGATTCTTGATGGCAATCAGGGTTCGACAGGCCAGGTGAATAACAACGGCACTTATGTGACAAACTTCTTGAAGAATCAGAGTTCAAGTTTCCGTATTATGTATTACATACAGTCACTTCCTCGTACTGCGTCTGTCTATGATACCACCACAAACACTGCAAACTTCAATCCTAATACAGATTCATTCGATATCTGTGATACTACAGCAGGCACATGTGTACATCCTGGATTTGCGAAGCTTCTACAGTTTGACACCTCTCTCTGGATTGAACTTCTACAGGCACCTGACGCATCTCGTCCTGGACTTCCCAAGACACAGGTCTGTATTCAGACAACCGACCAGACAGGCAAGTTATATATTGAGACCTTTGCACTACCACCCTTTCCTCAACAGAAGTGGGTGATGCTCACACTCTCGCACGAGGGCTCCAAGTACGATGTCTATTACAATGGTCACTTAGCAGCCTCGCTAAAAACAACCAATGTTCCAAAGCCGACTGCATCAAATCTCGCTTTATCCGATGGAACTTTTACAGGCAGAGCCGCCTATCTGCTTTCAAAGACGAGTGCGATGAGCGCATCTGAAGTTGCCTCCGATTATGCAAACAACACAAATACACTTGGAGAGCCGTATGACTCACTCTTTCCTTCATTAAACCTCAATCTATGTCCCTCCGGCAATTGTTTTTCAGGGCCCTCCGTTCGTCCCAGTAATCCGCTTGTTGTGTGGAAGTCCGACTACTAAAACCCTCGCTCAAACAGAATGAACGCTGCCCCCGCCACATCGTCCGCAGGTACACTAGGAAGACTTGTAGGTGGTATTGCAATACTTGTAGTAGGAGGTGTTCTGCTCTATTACATGTATGATTACATGTTCAATGTTACCCAGACTCAGGTAAAGGCTTCAGTTGTTCCGAATCCGATTGCCTCTCCTACGACTCTCATTCAGTACCCTGGTACATCGCAGGATGATGTAAAACTCTCTCAATATGTATTTACGGGTGGTGAAATGACAGTTAGCTTCTGGATGTATGTAACGGGCGCTGGAAGTGATACAACAAATAAGCGCCACATCCTGAATCTGGGTACATCCCCTACAGATGATGCCTCCACTCTCATTGTCGCACTGGGTGGTAAGACAAATACGCTCCATGTTCATGTAAATGACGGCAGCAGCCCGAGTTTCGTGTTCAACAATTTCATGACAACGAGCCCCGACAGCGATACGGCTTCTCCGTGCAATGTGCAGAATGTTGAATTCGGTCGGTGGGTCAATGTAACTGTTGTACTGAACAACAATCTGTGCGATGTCTACATGGACGGCCGTCTCTCACGCTCCTGTGTGCTCAAGGGACAGTTCAAGGTGAATGGCTCTGCAACAACACCGCTCTATTTCTTCCTTCTGAACCCTGATATTGGAACGGCAAGTGCTCATGTAAAGACGGACTGGACTGGAAGTCTGTCAGGCGTTAATTTCTATAACTACGCACTTTCCCCGGATGAAACCTATCGTATCTACATGGCCGGTCCTTCCGGCTCATCAGGTGATTTATGGTCGGCAATCAAGTCATTCTTTGGTCAACTCGCACCGACTGCACCTGTCACATCATAAAGAATCCTTCTTAGTTCACACATAGGAGTCAACTTATCAAGTTCACTCCTTTGTGCGTAGTCCGTGGAAATGAATATCTACAGTTTGTAGATTGTGATGGAGGCTTCCCTGAACACCAGCAGTGGCAGTTTCATATTTGGAAATGGACTTGTCCCACAGATTCTCCTTGCACTCATTGCGGGTATAGTGGTATTTCTGATTTTTTTCAGTTTTGAGTCCCTCGTAAAGACATATTACAAGTATGCGATGTCAAAGACTGTTATTGTTCCGAATACGATTATGAGCAGTCAGTCGATTGTTGTCCGTCAGGACCCCAGTGATCCGAACAGTAAAATGCTACTGCCGTCAGACAATGAATTTACAGGCGTTGAATTCACCTACAGTTTCTTCCTGTTTATTGACCCGGCGACCTTTGACTCAAGTAATGGCCTCAAACATGTCTTCTACAAGGGCTACTCCACACCATTTCCGCTGTTGGGTCCGGCCGTATTCGTTCGTTCAGATGAGAACACACTCCGTATCTTTATGAACTCCTACAAGGCATGGTACAGCTATGTGGACATTCAGAATGTACCCGTACAGAAGTGGTTCTATGTGGCCATTGTATTCCGTGCGAACAATCTTGAGGTCTATATCAATGGAAATATGAAGGGTCGTATTCCCATGGAGAAGACCTATCCTTACCAGAACTATCAGAATCTGATTATCTTTGGCCAGAGCAAGTTCAACAGCAACACAACCCTTGGCAATAAGGTAGTCAACCTCCAGGGTGTTGAGGAGGACTATAAAGTGACAGGCACAATGGCGGGTCAACTCAGCCGTTTCTATCACTACAGATATGCCCTCTCCTTCGCTGAAATCCAGGCCAATGCAAACCAGGGACCGAGTTCTCAGGTTGACATGCCGAGCACACAGTCTGCGAGTTCCTACATGCAGAATGCTCTGGTTGATTCTTGGTATACAAGCTAAAGAATCCTATATCTTAAAGACTTTACTAGTGGGATTTAGAATCCCGATATTAAAGCCTCACGAAATAGAAGGGTAAGCAATGACTGGAGGCGGTCTATTAGGACTTGTAGCCTATGGCTCTCAAAATGTAATTCTCAGTGGAAATCCGGATATGACCTATTTTTACAAGGTCTTTCGCCGCTATTCACACTTTTCAATGGAGAGTGTCTCTGCACAAATGGATGGTCCCGACCAACTCTTTTTTGATCAACCCATTAAAGTTCGTTTCAAGATTCCTCGTGTAGCCGACTTGGTAAGCGACCTCTATTTTTCTTTTAAACTTCCTGATATCTACAGCAAATATATCTCTCCACGAGTTCGTAATTTTCAATATGAATTTCAATGGTCAAAATACATTGGGTGTGCACTCATTCAAAATGCAGCGGTCTTCATTGGTGGCCAGAAAATCCAGGAGTTTGATGGCTCTTATCTTCTTGCAAGAGCACTTGCCGATATTCAAAGAGATGAATTTGCAAAATGGGAGCGGCTTGTTGGTAATGTAGCAGAAC